GTGGCAAGGGGTAGCCCAATGAAATCACCCTTCGCCATTCTCAACCTCCTCTGTCAAACTTGCGGGTGAAACTTTGAGCCGTCCGTGGAGTGCCGCCCCCACGATGTTCATACATTCGCAATCCATTAAATGATTATGCTTCCCGATTTGCTTCCACACAAGTCTTTCCCTGCCAGTCATAGGATTTTTCACCCTCACCTTCACCTCTGCTTCGATATGCACCTTCCAGACATCGGGCGTGTCTAGGGCGATGAATCCCTCCTCTTTCAATAATTGGGAGAGGATGTCTTTGATGGATGGGTTCGACCATCGCCAAATCGGGCAGAGCTTCCACTTCCACCCCGCCTTGGATTGAACTGCCTTACCAGAGAAGGGGTCGCCATTTGCGATTCGAGCGTATGGCCTTTGCACCTTCTGCTCGTTCACGATCTCGGAGAAGCTGGTCTTGTCCGAACCGACCAACGCTACCCAGCCGTTCTTGCAACAATTCAAATATACATCTCGGGTTTGATCGCCCGAATCGATTAAGACACACTTATCCTCAACCCCAAACTCATCTTGTTTTGCCTTTATATCCCCCCAAGTTTCTAGCCTACCCGCCCACACAAGCCTTGGTTTGCCCTCTAAATCCCAAGCCCTCACAACGCACCAAGCGTGGAAGCCCCCAGCCTCTTGAATGTCGCAACTCATAATCAGCTTATCGCCCATCCGAACCTCGCCCATCTTGTAAGCACCGGGAACGATCTGCATCTTTTCTGATTCGTGTTCCATCCACGGCTCGGCTAGGACTCGGTTCACAAAATCTTGTAGGCCGATAATCCCGCTGTGTTTGTCTTGTAGGAACTTGACTGCTAAGCTCCCGAAGGATACCCACGGAGCGTATAGGCCGTTGAGGTGATACGAGCGTCTAGCTGGTTCACCCTTGGGATTGGTTGCCCTCCACTCCCCCTCTCGGAGCATCTTGGCTTTCTGGCCGTCTTGAATCTTGCCCTTACACCCTTCGCACTCGTAGTAGGTCGAGGATTTTACTAGGGCATAATCATAAACTCCATCCTCAATCTTTGCGGCTTCATCCCACTTCACTTGCCCCCAGATTAGTTTTTGTTTTAATCCGCAATGGGGGCAAGGGACAAAATAGAAACGCATGTCGCCCTTCTGCCATTCAGCCCAAATTATTGAGTCGGCAGTTGTGGGGGTGCTGGTTGCTATGATGAGATGGTTCGGGTAGGTGCTGACTCGTGCTTCTGCTAACTGCACCGGATTGGCCTCCCTCCCCGACCCTGCTTGCTCTGGAAACTTGTCCACCTCATCCATACAGAGTAAAGCAATCGAGCGACTAGAAAGAGCCGAGGCACTTGTTCCCGCCCACCAGACCGAGCATCGCTTAAAATGTTGCTCTAGGATTTTGATTCGGTCTGTATTTTCTGGCCGTTCTTTGGCTAGGGCTGGGCAATCGTCCACCATCGGAAGCCAGCGGGTTTCTGTAAATGATCGGGCTAGATGTTCCGAAGGCATCACCCACAAGACTGGGCAAGGTCGCTCTGCTACTCGGTAGGCTAAGCCAGCGAGAATGGTTGTCGTCTTTGAGGTCTGCGCCCCCCAGACAAGAACAACCCTCCGAATCGAATCATCTCCAAAAGCCTCTAGGGGTTCACGAACATAGGGCGTGAGGGTTGTTGAATATGCTCCGGGTATGTTCGTTACCCTTGCCGAGAGCGTAAGGTTTTTCTCTGCCCATTCTGGAATTGATAGTTGCTCTCTTGGCTCAAAGAAACTTCGGCTGAACGCCCCGATGTTCATCTCTTAACCAGATAATCTTTTGCATACGCCCACGCTGGGTTCATATGGATTTTGTGATGGCACTCAAAGCAAACCGCCAAGAAAAACTCAACCTCGTTTAGCCTATCCCCGAACCTCCCTCGCCTATGGTGAACTTGGCTCGCCATCTTGCTCTGGCAAACTTGGCAGACTGGCGTGTTGCCCAAAAACTTCTCTCGCACATCAGAATAGACCTCGTTTTGTTTTCGTCTTTTGGCAGACACTCGGCGTAGTTTCCCGCCTCGCTTGAGTGGGGTTTTGCGTTTGAGGGGCGAGCGTTTCATCCGTCATAGCATCCACAAGGAACTTCATCTGGCAAGTCCTCAAATAGCTTCATTTGGCTTGCGTCAGACTTAATTAAATCTTCCCACTTCCAATTTCTTCCAAGGCCAACCACGCTTGTAAGGCGAGCGTTGTTTTCCATTTCCACCGCCCTTTCTGCAAGGTCTGGGTGGTTTTTTGCCAAGTCTAAAACCTCGTTTTTTTTCATAGCTGGACAAAAGAAACAAGATGATTTGGCTGGTTTGAATCCAGCCTCCGCCACAACCTCAACGCATTTCTTCCTTCCCCATCCCCATCGTACTAAGGGATATTCATATATATATTTCTTATCCTCTGGTATCTTTGCTCTGTGATGTTCGCCAGCATCATATCCAATTAGCTTTAGGCATCTGCCCCCATCCTTCCAACAATCTTTAGCGGGTTGCCAGTTGTTCACGAACTTGTCTTGTGGCTGAATCTTGTATTTCTGTGAGCATCCCTTGAATCCGTAGGCCAAACTGGGAAGCATGTTTTGGCGCAAGCAATTCTCTTCAAGCGTTTCCTTGGCATACTTCACGGTAATTACTTCTGGCATATTGCGCTGAACTAGCCATTGAGAAAATATCTGAACAAACTCATAGGTCTGCGGAAGCTCTCCTCCGGTATCGGCAAACAAAATAAGGTCTGGAATAACTCCTCGCTTTTGCATTTCAATAAGCAAAGCCGCAGAGTTTGTCCCCCCCCCAAAGGAAACTATGCAAGGGGTTTTCATTCGTCAAAGTATGGCAGAATCAATCCTAGCAAGCCGAGGGTGGCAAGGATGATAAGGAAACATTCATTCACTTTTTAATCCACTTCCCGATGCACTCAAATAAAGTAGCGAGCAGATAGGCAAGAATAATGCAAGCCCAGAACGCTACATTGATTAGCACGATTCCAAGCACTATTCCGACCCCTATTTTTAATCCTAGTATCACTTAAACGCCCCCTCTGCTTTCTGGATGGTAACGAAGATTTGATTGATTCCGTCTTGGATGGCTTGCTTTGCGCACTCTGGGTCTGATGGGTTTGCTCTGGCCGCTAGGCTCGAAGGAAGGGCATCCAGAAGCGATCTTATTGCTCCGTGCCACTTCGTTATCCATTCCTGCACTTCCCCCATGCGAACTGTGACTCGGCTCACTTCTTCCCACCGAGCGTGTTCCATTTCGGCTTCTGCGACTCGTTTTTTTGCTTCGCCCCATCCTTGCACCGCCGCCCTCATAGCGACTGGGTTTTTGTTTGTTGCCGCCGTAGCTACCAATGAGTAAGCAACTACCTCGGCGTTCTTGGCTCGATTCAATCTGCCAAGCGAGGTTTTCGATACAGATAACTCGGCATCCGAGTCCTTCAATGGCTCGGAGGAGTTCGGGGATGGTATCAAACTGATCTCGGTCTTGCTCACCCGCTTTTGATTGCTCAACTTCCAACGCTCGGCATCGTTCACGCTTGTTAGGGGCATTCCAGCCTTTACGAACTTGGAGATTGCCGCCCTTGAGACATTCCACTTTTGAGCGAGGTCGGTTTGCCTTATCATTCTTCACAAGGGCTTCCCGCACGCCAAACACTTCTCGCCCCCTCCACTCTCTGTTTCCTCTGGCATACTTGCCTCCATCATCTTGCTAATCTCCTCTAAGCTGAATCCGGTAATATCCACATCGATCTCCCCTACATCGATCTCTTCCAAGATGTCCTTGAGCTTGGGCATATCAAACTCTCCGCTCAACTTGTTTAGAGCGATATTGGCCGCCTTCTCTTGCACCTCATCCAACCACACCGCCCACACCTCGACCTCATCTTTCCCAAGTGCCGAATAGCACTTTAGCCTTTGGTGGCCTCCTACGATGTTGCCAGTCTTGGCGTTCCAAGTGATAGGCTGAAGATTCCCAAGCTCGCTCAAAGATTTTGTGAGCCTGCCCAATGAGTCGGAAGAGATTGTCCGAGGATTGTATTTTGCTGGTGAAAGCTCTGAGATTTTCTTGGAAATTAGGCAGGGATATTTCATTTGTCTAAAAAGTTACGCAGATTTTTACTTGTAAGTTGTTAACTAAAAGATTCTTAGGTTAACTCCCACAAAAAGTTCGGCGTCGGAACCTGTTTTGGGTGGTTTTGGCAAAGTAAAAGTTACCTAAGTTGTTGACATCACGCACTAATGACCCTATCTTGCGTAAGTACCCTATACTCAACGACCCTGCTTGCGTAAGTCGCACTTGTGCCTTGTGTAAGAACTTGCGTAAGTCGCATATCCCTTTTGTCATAGCTCGCCCCCTGCCTCCTTATAAGCCTCCACGATAGGGCGTGCCTCCTCAAGGAACTGGGTCTTTTGGGCGGGTGTCCATTGGGTAGGGCTCTTGCGTGCTAGCCATTGGCGGGCCTTGATGATGTAGCTATGCCACGCTTGCTCAGCCTTGGGGTTGCTGGTCTCGATGGGGTCGGGTAGTAGCCCAGTCCATAGGGCTAACTGCTTGAGGCCACCGGGTGTGGGGGCTTGGAGGCTTGGCCTTGCCTTTGCCACACGCTCATATCGCCTTGCCTGCTCACCGTTTATTTGGGCTATGTCTTGGATGGCGTCGAGGTCTAGCCCCTCGGTTCTGGCCGATAGCAGGATGTCGCCGGCGTCTGCGGCTAGTCCGATGGCCTGCCCCATCTGTTCGATGGCTGTTTCCTTGGCTTTTTCTAGTGCCTTGACCGTGCGTTGTAGCTCCATACCTATTTGCTTTTCGCTCATTTTGGGATGTCCTTTTTGGGTTATGCGTGAGCCTCGGCCAACTCCTCGGCCTCGACTTCTGCGGGTGGTTCAATCTCTCTGAATCTGTCGGCGTGAAAGCCTCGCTCTGGGTGAGGCGGGGTGGTCGAGCAGGGGTTCTTTAGCCCCTCCAAATAGACCACAACCTCGCCCTCTTGGCCATTCAGCCCTACCCCTACCCCCATCCCCCTTACCACATAGACCTTGTCTTTGATTGGGAGGTGGTTGTAGAAAAGGATGATCTCGGTGGGGAAGCGATCATCCACACATATCACTTTCGAGCCTGCCCTCACCGTTTTTTTCCTCGTGGTTTTATGCCTTTTGCCCACGCTTCCGAGTTCCATTTGGGGCATTCTTCTCGCCTCTTTTTGTGGACTCGCAAGGCCCGCTCCTTGTAGATTTGGCGTACTCGTTCGCTCCGTTGGATGCGTAAAACTAGGCCGGTGCGCTGGCTCAACTCCGTAAGCCGTGCCGAGATGGCCGCTCTAGTGTAGGGCTTCCCGGTGCTTGGGTTGATGTAACGCTTTGCGATGGAGGTCAGCGAGTCGGGGCTTCGGTTTGTGGCTAGGGCTAGCAAGGATTCGTCCAAGGTGTCGTCCCTCCGGTGCCTCAACATTTGGCTGTCCCCTTCGTGTTTTATGGTCTGCTCTACCACTTCTGCCGTGAGCTTGGCTAGCTGGTCGAGGTCGATGCTGGGGTTCATCGCCTTCATCTTTGCGAGCCGTTCTTTGACCCGATCTTGCAGGGTGTCGATATGCTCTGCCATATCGGGCGTATAACTAGCCAAGATTGAATCCGCTGGGTCTTGGCCTAGGTGGTTCATTTACTGGATTTCCACTACTGCCGTCCGTCCCACCCTTGCCAACTCCCGCCTTGCCTGCCGTTCCGATGCGTAGAAAAGGTCAACGACTGGCAACCTAGATTTGCCCGATGCCTTTCGGGATATGACTGCCGTGCCGGTATCGTGGGCGTGGTATGCCTTGCCCTCAACTAATAAGGTCGTTCCGTAGGGGATGATTTTGGGGTCTACTGCACAAGATTTGCCAGAGACTAACCGTTTTCCTGTCGAGCTTTTATAGCCAAACTCATCCTCGCCCAACCAGTAGGCCGTGATGCGAGCCTTGATGGTTTTCTTGGGTGGAGGCTTCGGTGTTTCGTTCATTATGTTTGCCCCCTGCACCGAACCGAGGAGGGCGATGGCTAGGATGAGGATGGCTTTTTTCATCGTTAAGAAGTGAAGCCGTTCGCACAAATGGCGGTAGCGTCTTGAGGGTGATTCGTCCCCCTTGATTATCTTACCATCGCCTCTGTCAACTGGGGTCTTTAGCTTGTTGATCTGTGCCTCGATTGCCTTGGCCTCCATCTTGTTGATTTTCATAGAAGCTCTCTTATGCCTTTGATAATTTGGTATGCGACTTGCGGGACGATGGCGTTGCCCAGTCCTTTAAGTTTAGCCACTCGGTTGGGTATCCCATTAGCCAAGCGACCCAAGCCGGGTTCAGCGAGCCATCGCACACCGCAGACTCGTTCACCGCTCTGACAAGGCATCTGAATCTGTTGTCCTTGGGATTCACATTGGCTGAATTGTCCACCGTTGGGGTAGGCCACATCTTTGCCGCCGTCTGCAAGGTTGCTCCCCGCCTCGTTCCGTTCGATGATATTCTTGTTTTCCCGTCCTCGCTGACTTTTCCGCTCATCTTGCCTGTATGCGCTCCCCTTGGCATCGCATTTGGAGTCGGCCACATTTTTGGATGAACAACTTGCTCCCGAAGATTCCCGCTCCTCGATCTCCCCTGTCTGTTCTTCTGATTTGTGGAGCAATCCGCTTCCGTTCTTGCTGGCAGAGTGTCCATTGAATTTGGCGTTGCCCATAATCCAAACCCTGTCTCTTCTGTGCGGGGCATCGACACCGCAAGCTGGAATAATGATCGGCTCGACTTCATATCCGCACGCTTCCAAATCAGAACACACTTTGTCGAGTGCCAAGCCGATGATGCCAGCAACATTCTCACCAACGATCCAATCTGGCCTTGCCTCTTGTATGACTCGGAGCATTTGCGGCCAGAGATAGCGGTCATCGTCCTTGCCTCGTTGCTTCCCGGCACAACTGAACGGCTGGCAGGGAAATCCTCCTGTGAGAAGAGTGACTCCTCGATATGCCGTGCCATCGAGCGTTTTGATGTCTTCGTGGATTGGGACACTAGGCCAATGCTTTTTGAGGACGGCTTGTGCGTAGGGTTCGTTGTCGCAGAACCCAACGGTTTCAAATCCAGCCCATCCAGCGGCAAGAGCAAATCCTCCAATACCGCTGAACAAGTCGAGGTGGGTTGGGTTTTCATTCACGCTTCAACGGCCTCCCGCCAATGGCATCGCTTGTTGCGTCTCTTGAGTTTGCCGTCCCCCTCAAGATAGCGGAGGTGATACTGGATTGCTCCGTGGGTTTTGCGAAGAACTTGGGCAATCGTGCAAGTGGGAATCTCGTTAGTAATCAAAGTGAACACGGCATCCCTCAACATATCGATAGTCGCTTGATTGCGGTTCTCGGCATAGAGCTTCGACATCTCCTTGCCGGGGTAGCGGTCGGATAAAATGCCCTTGGCCTTTGCCTCTGAGGATGTGAAGGGTTCGTTCATCGAATGTGCAAGCTACTTTGAGTCAGATTTGAGGCAAGGGATGATTTTAAGTTGTTCATTTCTGCAAATAATACTCGGCTACTCGCTTGCCGCTGTTGGTTTGCACCGTTCGCTTCTCAATCTGATGCCCCGCCTTTTTCAAGTCGCAGATTCGACTCGCTAGACGGAAGCACTTGAACCATTCGAGGGCTTCCAGAGCCGTGAGTGTTCGCCCATTTTGTAGGTGGGCTAGGATTCGAGCGTTCTGGTCGTGGCCTTCGGTCTTAACTGGGTGCGTGGTTCGCATAAAGGGCAACTCAAACTGCTCGGCCTCTAACATTGAGATCATTTGATTGCCCTCCCACTTGACTTCCGAGCCGTGAAGTTTTTGCTTTTTGCGTTCACGATTGAGGAATGATGGCATCCCCAAGCGTTTGCAATCTCCTTTACCGTCAGTCCCGACTCATATTGAGCCTTCCAAATGCCCCAACGCTTCTGGACTGTGTTGTGGGAGCGATTTCCCCTTGCCCTATACTTGCCGAAGGTTGGCCGTAACTCCCTTGGGATGTCTAGGGGGGTGGTTGTGCCCATAACTAGGTTTGCAAGCCCTTTGGAGGCCAATTCCGTGCGATTATGAGCCATCTGGGCGGTGAGTGTGCTTATGAGTTGTTCAAATTGGGCAATTTTCTCCTCGCAACACTTCACCCGATGGATTGTGGCCGCTAAAACGAGGTCGTTCACGGACACCCCGCCTTTTCCCACGCTTCAAGCGTCTGAAAGCCCATAATTTTGTAAGTTGGTGGGGATTCGCACCCCGATTTGATTGGTTTCTTCATTGGTTGGTTTCCTTGGGTTGGTTGTTGGTTGCTTCTGCGCTGACAATTTCTGGCACACGCTCGCCAATCCTTAACCGATGCCTTGCCCCCGACCTTCCATCCGTTGCTCTGATAATAATCAAAAGCCGACTCCGCATCCGTCAATCTCCATCCGATCTCTTGTGCGAAGGCAATCCATTCAGCGTGCGAGGGGCGCAAGCCCTCTCTCTCTGTTCTAGCTTCTAGCTTCTGACTTCTAGCCTCTAGCTTCTGCCCCGTGACATTTGCTGGACATTCTCTGGACATCGGACGGACATCGCCGTGACGCTGGTGCATCTTCCTACTAGCGTCAGACTTACGCACTCGCTCATCCTTGACCATCCTGCGGGATATTATGGTCTCGTTATCGAAGCTGAACACACCGGAGGAGTTCAACTCATCCATCAGTTCCATAGTCTTTTGGGGTAAAAGACCAACGATTCTGGCTATCTGTTCGGCTCTAGCTGGCTTGCCACCGATGAGGAGATGGCCGTGGGATTCAGACTTTGCCATAAGACAAAGCATATCCACCCACAAGCCTCTCGCCTCAACCGAACAAGACCGCAAAGCCTCATCGGAAAGCCAGTCACCCGGATAGAATTTAATCCACGGCAACTTCACTTCTTGGCCTTCTCCGCATCTCGCTTTTGATATTTCTTGGCTCGCTCCAACAACTCTTTAGTGATTCGATGCGAGTAGTCTAGGTGGCTTATGATGTCCTTGTAAGACTCCCGCTTTGCGTGGTCGAAGTCTTTAAATAAATCCCTCAACCTCTTGGACACAACGGAGTGGAATTGCTCTACGAGCTTTAGTCTCTTAACGCTCATAGTTGTCCCACCAATCTTTTAACCAGCCCAACAATCGGCCTAGCAGATATAGCCCCAGAATGAATACGCTGTATGAGCAGACCGCAACTACGAACCACACCGCTAAATGATTCACGATGTATGAAAGGAAACTCACCATTTGGGTGCGGTCGGCCACTTTGCCCAAAGTACGACTTCGGTTTGTTGACCCCAATTCTGGGCGACATAGTCCCCTTGTAAGTATCTCCCGCCGATAACTTCTTTTCCATTATAGATAAGAACCCTGCTATTTTCATTTGGTATCTCCTTGGTTGTATTCCACTCCAGCATTGACCACTTGGTTTCTGGTATCCGAACATCAATGGCCGACATCTGCAAGCCTCCTTATTGCGACCACCACCTCGTTTAAGATTCCGGTGATGACTGCGTCCTCCGTTCCGTCTGCCAGTTGTTGAACCAGATCGGCGCATCGTTCTCTTTCGAGGTCGGCGGCCTTACTCCTCACATCGTTAAGGATGTCTTGGATAAGTTCAGAATGGGATTTCATCGGGTGTTCCTTTTGCTAACGCCTCGCTCTCCAAAAGAATTTCTTGGATGATTTCGTTGCGTATGATGTCGTTCTTATATGGTTGGCCGTCCTTGCCGGGTTTGAGTTCTTGTTTGCTCAACCAGTCCAAGTAGTCCAAGCCCTTATCACCGAAGGCGGCAATCTGCCGAAGGGTTGAGCCTTTGTATTTGCCGAACTTCAACTCCATATCCCTCGGTTCTGTACCGTTGGTTTTGTTGGGCGAGTTGAGCTTGGCTGTGATATCTGCCAAGTCTGCCTTGCTGATCTTTGCGGGTTCGGCCTTGGGTGCTTCCTCAAACTTCTCCGTGTTGATATCTTGGAATCCCCCATAAGGAACTTCCTCGGCTGGTGTGGTGGATAGGCTCTTGTCGATTAGGACTACGATATGGGCAAAGGCAGAGCGACAAGCCCTACTGATTGCACGAGTCTGGCACATCGCCCTCTTGGCGTAGGTCGGACGCTTCTCCCACATCGGCTCGTCATCACCCAAGAACCCCTCGGCTTGGGAGATTACTTGGCCGTTGTCCATTCGCTTTACCTCACCGATGCAACGATAGCCATCGTCGAGTCTCTCTACATCTCTTGCGGAGGCAACGCATCCGTGGGCGACTGCGATGGCCTGCCAGCCCTCAACCCGAACATAATCTTTTTGGCCGATGCGTTGGCAAGTTTCCTTTACGATGGCACGACAAGCCCCCGCCACATCCGTTGCTTGTCGGATATGATTGGAGACTCCGTTGCCGTTGTGTACTGCTAGTTGGTCATTCATTTGTTGGTTCTTTCTTTGTTTATTGTTTGTGTTGTCCGTCATCGAATACGCCAAAGCCTTCGGCGTTTTCTTTCTGTGTCTTGGGTAAGTTCAAAAATCTAAAGTCATTCCGGCTGTCGAACTCTGTATCGGGGAACGCTCCAAACACTCTTACTACCCATTGATCCGTAGTTTCATTTGGTAATTTTTTCTTGGCTGGTTCTTGATGCCAGAATGTAGGCAGTTCTTCACTCATAATTTAATACCTTTCCATGATTGTTTTGACTATCGGGGAAACCCATTTGGTACTGATGTCGTGAGATGGCACTCGGAAAACTAGGATGCCCATAGAGGCGGCGAGGTTGTATTTCTCCATATCGTTCAAGAACCCGGAGGGTCTGGTGTGTCTGCCTCTTGTCCAAACCCCACCCTCTAGCTCGATAGCTATTCCAAAAGAATAATAATCAAACCGAAACCTTCTGCCTTCTGCAAATTTGTATTCCTTTTTTAGCTCCCCACCACCAAGGCTTCTCCATAGAAGTTCAAACTTGGCCGATGGGGAGAGCTTCATTTAGTTACGCCCAACCCAGTTCTTGCTAGGAAGGACTAGCTCTGGTTGCTTCGGTTCTTTTGGCTGGTTGCCCTCGGCAACGATCTTATCCATCTTATCTAGCTCGGCGGCCACGAATAAATAAAACTTGCGCCTCTCATAGTTCTGCTGGTCGATGTGCTTTGCGAATATCCTCACGCCTTGCAGAATCAGAAGCCCAAAGAAAGCGACTAGGAAAATAATCACCAGCGAATCCTCTGTTTCTGCCACGAGGGCGAGCAGTAGTTTGGGTTGGTGATATAAGGATACTTGCCGTCATCCAGAGCCTTCATCACGAAGCCTTCCCAGATAACTTCCCCCGCCTTGTTGTTTTGAAAGTTCATCTCCTCCCATATCGAATTGATCTTGTGGTGGGCAAGCTGAACAAATCGGAGGAGCTTGTTCTGTGGCACATCAAAGGTCACGGCTTCGATGTGTTCGATCTCCTTCATCCTTTCGGCGTAGGGTTTGGGGTTGGCTGGGTCGAAGGCATCCATTACCACGATAGTTCCTTTGCCAGTCCTTGTCCTCTGCCCCATAATCTCACAATCGACAAAGCGGGATTTGATTCCAGCACCAAGAATCCTCTCGGCCATTAAGTTATGATTTGAGGCGAACTTGCCGTGGCGGTTGTAGCCTTGCTTGGTTTCTTGATCGAACAATCCGCGCCAGCCATTCGCCTTGCCCTCAATGGCTGTATCTTTTTTGAACTCGATGTGAGATGCTGGAACTGTGGAGGCTTGCGGTCTTGCGGGGAGGTGGAAGGATGTCATTGATTTGTTCTAGGATTTCGATTTGGAGTTGTAAAGGTTTATTTAAGTAGATGTTCAACTATTATAAGTACCGAGCCAGCCCCGATCACGAGGCCAGCGATATACGATATAAGGAGTTTGGTCATTTGTTTTGTTCTTTCTTGGTTGGGGGTTATTTGGAATCTTCTTCGTATCCTTCGGCTTTCATCCATTCAAAGAGGCGGGGCTCAAGGTCTTTCAAATCATCAGAAAGCCATCCATCATTTTCAAGGGTCAGCATATAGCGTCCTCCCTCGTGGCCTTCACCAAGATCAACGATGTGTATATTTCCGTTGATATCGCTCGGATGATCTAGTCCTCCATAAACGATTGCATTTATTGTTTCCCCATCTTCATCGGTGAATGAGTGGGCTTGTTTTGAGTATCTTGTGTTTGCTGTGGTTGTTTGCATACCCACACCCTATCACACTCCCCTAACTTGTAAAGGGTTTATTTATCTTATTTTGACGATTGTTTGTAAGTCCCTATAACCACGCTACTTACGAGGGGGCTTTGTAGGGAGAATCTTGTAGATTTTTAAGTTGCGAACTACACGATGGTCTTTTCTGGGGATAACAAAGGGATGTCTTTTCATGTCCACTTTCTTTTCAAGGAGCATTTGGCTCAACATTCTTGAGGTCGTGTTCATTGATTTTCCCCACAACTTACTTACTTCCTCCCTCGTGTGATATCCCGCTGGTGGGGGTGGTGCAAACTTGTCTTTGATGTGTTCTTGTAAAAGTTTCTGCCAAGGATTTGATTTCATAATTAAAATGCTTTTATGTCAGTTGGTAAATAAAACTTGTTGCCCCTCTGCCGTGCTTGGAATACCTCGTGTGTCTTGTCTGGGTAGATCGCTCCAAACGCCCAGCCGTGTTGCCAGCGGAGTCTACGGAGTTGGCCTCGATTATATTCTGGGGTCTTGTTGCATAGGCATCCGATATTGTAGCCAGTCCGGGGGTCGATCGAGACGCTACGGAAATAGTCGATGGCGTGGGTGTGGCCGAAGATAACATCCCCATACGCATCGCTGTGTTGTTTGGCAGAGTGCATTGCGTGGCCGTAACCGTGTGCGAATGAGAGCGTCCCGCACTTGTAAATCCCACCAACTGAATCATAGGGGAACATCCTCGCCTTGGTTTCCTTCATTATCAATTCGATATTCTCAATCCCATCATTGGCATAATCACGAGCCACTCCACTTCGGCAGTTCCTAGCCATATCGAAAATCCGTTCATCGTGGTTGCCCCTTAAAAAGATTCTCTCATCCCCGAACTTAAAGAACTCTCGAATAAACTCCTCCCCTGCATCCCAATCCTTTTGCAGACTCGATGCTTGCTCCTCATCCCCCGCTCCCTTGCGAATGGCGCGGAAGTCCCAGAGGTCGCCGATGCAGACCACAAGCCCGCCATCCTTGCCGATGTATTCCTTGGTAAAAGCAAGCAGAGCCTTTACCGAGGGAGCGTCTTGTTCGTCGCCGTGGATATCACCACAAGCGACAAACTTTATTGGCTTCATAAGGGTTTAGATTGACCGGTTAAAGTAGTGTAAATAAGATTGCAACACTCTCTTGCACGAGGGTTTGTCAATGTTTCGTCCGTGCATCCGTCCCTAGCAAGCTCCATCACAATATGCATTTGCTGGCGAAGGGTGAGGAGATATACCATTTGATCTGTTGCTTCGGCTATGGCCTCTTCAACCAAGCGAGCGGTGGGCATCTCCCATAATTTCGTCCCACAATTTTCTACGACTCCCTTTTTATATTTCCTCTCCATCGACTCGACCGCCGCCATTTGCAAGGTGGTGAGATGGAGATCGTGCTTCTTTGTAAAAACTTTCTCTTCTGTTTTCTCCACGCCCTGCTCTGATGTCATCCTTTTATCTGCTAGACCACGGACGCTTACTGACTAGAGAAATCTTTTGCTTGTTCACTCCTTGCTTTTGTGGCGAGACAAGTTCCCGCCATCCAGAAATGTTTGCATCCTCAAGATGGGGCTGTTCCCAATCCAATCCTCGAAGGCCGTGCTTCTCGGCGATCTTGCGGGTGATTGAATAGCCTTGGTCATCGTCCCAAGAGGCCACTAGATCACCGCTGGGAGTACGAGCAAGGTGAACATAGTCAATGGCGTGAGAACCTTTGCCTTGGTCAATGTGGAGCGATTGCGGGGGTATTCCACGAGCGTTTGTGACTTTGACCCCAGCCTTCGTGCGTCCACGGCTGTATAGTTCCTCTTGCTCTTGGGGGGTTCTAACAGAACAGTAGATCAAAACTGGAATCTTTTTGCTCATCAGCTCCGAGTACCAAGCTCCTACCCGCTTGCCGAAACTAGGCTCACACTTTTCGATGTGGCCTCTTGACCTTTCGACGGCCTCCCGAATTGTCATTGATCGAGCCTCTTTCGGAGTCGTTCATTCTCCTCCACGAGTCGAGATATCGTTTTGAGCGATTGCCCAAAAAGCTGTCTGTATTCTTCAGGGGTTGCTTTAGTTCGGTCGAGCTTGTCCCACCGCATAATGTAGTCGGTAATTGAATCTTGGTTCGGGACTTCGCCAATGTCGTAAGGGCGGGTGGTCGCACACCCACAAATCAAACTAGCGGCGGTGAATCCAAGAATCCACTTCCGCATCTCGTAGACGGCGGTTGTAAGCAATTTCTTCATCGTCTCTTTCCTTGCGGGTCTTGGCTCGGTTCTTCGTCCACCAAGCGATGATTCCAATTACACCAGCAAGCGAGGCGAGAATGGCCTCCCACATTGTTATTTCCGTGAGAACTTCGAGAGGAAATCGACAATCTTTTGGAGCGTGTTCTCCGGCTCGTCACCGGGTATCAAAGAGGCAACGGCAATCACCGCAGAAAGGAGGGCAACCAACGCACCCACCCAAGCAAACATATCTTGAGACTGAATGAAGGTTAAGATTTGGCTCATAAGAAGGGGGGGGTGTCAAGGGGTGGCAATAGATTATGCGGCCTCACGATCAACAAGTCCATTTATCACAAAGGATGCAGTAGGCGGGGGTGCAGGCAGATCGGTAACATTTATCACCATAAATAAATCGCCCTTATACTCTGTTTCGTTAATGTTTATTTTTAACGCATCGGCAATTTGTATGGGGATATTTGAGCCATAGGGCGGCTCGGGTAGAAGAGAGCTAATCCTTGCACCTTGAAGAAATCCTCCTCCAAACCCTTCAACAAAAGAAGCAACTTCAATGGATGGATAGAATTTCTTGTCCCTAATTATTATGTCACCGAGGAAAAGAATAACAGTTGTACCGAGGCTTGGGCCAAACACATCTGTAATACTGCCAGTCCCAGTTGCTTCTCCACGGAAATAATTTGAATTAGGGTCGCAAATCATTTCAGACATTTTGTTCGGCCACACCACCTCTTCTGCTTGATTTAATACGCCATCTTGAGAATAAGTTGATGTAAAGGATTGGCTGGTTGGTGGGCCGACTACGGCAGTACCAGTAAAATTTACTGTGGATGAAAATGTTTTGCTTTTCCAAAAAAGAAACATTGCGTCGGCTAGGCTCATTCCGATTGGGTATTCTGTTCCAGAACCTACTGGAATATCCTTTGTTTCTTCTTCTAGGGCTATGCAGAAAGGAAAGGATTTGGGAAACAGAAAGGCCATAAGGATTTCGTTAGGGCAACTGCCCCTAGTTAGTAGCCGATGATGGTGATTCGGTAGGTAGCCGTGTTCACATCCCTAGCAACGCTGTCGGCGTTTGTGCAAGATAAGCAAACTGTATTGGTCTTATAAACCACGCCCTGAATGATTGCTCCCGCTGAAATTGCCGATGGTAAGCCTACCAAAGCAATATCATTTACTGCCGCACCAGTAACAACCACATCCCGATAATGCTGGTCGTTACCAGCAACCGTCCCAAAGGAAACAGAGGTTAGGGTGGTGACGGTTCTTGGAGATTGCGGAAGCACTCCATAGGTCGTTCCAGAGGCAATCAGACCGACAGCAATTAGACCAGAGACAACATTGATGTTGGCTGGTTGGGCCGTAACTGTTGCCCCATAGAATCCAAGGGGAGTGTTGGCAAAGGAAAGCCCTGCCCCATAACTAACGACTGCCGTGCCGGAGCTATTATTGAGCGTCCTTGCTCCATAATTTACAGAGGTAACGGCAGAGGAATCGGCAAGACTTCCAGCCGTTGAATTTACCCCAGTCGTAGAGTTGCGAACAAAGGCGGCGAAACTCTCGGCGGCGGTAAGGTAGCTGGCCTGTGCGGCGGGAACGGCTGAACCGGTGGTCAATAAATCCCTGCGAACATTTACATCAGTTTGAAGAACCGTCTTGGGTGTTCCGTTCTGCGTTAGCTCAACCTCAATCTTGGGAGTGATTGTGTCTGCACCAGTTTCGGAAAACAATTCATCAAGCTCGGCGGTTGCGAGGGTGCAAGTTGTCTGTAAGAAGTTCCCGAAGATAACCCCATTCGCATCAAGCGTTAGATTGTTTGTAAGAGCCGTAAGCCCAAGGTTGCGAACAAAAGAAATCGAATAGTTCCCAGAATTGTTGCCTACATCAACGCTTACATTCCCGCTACCAATCCCAGTTACGGCACTCAAGGCTTCGGCAAAGCTGGTCGCAGTTGCCCCGATTGGAATGGCCGTGGTTGAATTAACTCCAAAATTAAGAACAACTGAACCGCCCTCTGCATCTGAGCCTATTGCCAGATTATAGGTTTCATTTTTGTTGGCAGTAGTCGAGCCAATTTGTGTTCTTGTTAGAGACAAGACCCCAGCGGTGGGTGAGGCAACGAATGTATCTGCAAACACGGCTGGGTTGCGAACCAATCGGACAACTTGCTGGGCGGCAACCGATGCGGTTGGGAATCTGCGGGTACTTACAAGAACCGAGCTTGTGGGGAAAAGGGTAAAGGCAGAACCGCCAAACGACATGGCCGTTCCGAGAGTTGGGCAAGTGATTAGATAGGCAAATTGTTCATTGCCATAGGTCGTTACAGTAACACCAGTACCAGCAATACCAGAAATAGCGGTATAAACTTGTAGTGGACTCGCATTGAAAGAAATAGCATTTGAGGTTACGCTGTTGAGAACCAGCTTAAATTGTCCGTCTGTTGGGTCGTCATCAATCCCGCCAATACCCAGCTTAATTGAAGAACCAGTTAAATCTAAATCTCGTAGGAATCCGCTTTGGTCTCTCTCTTGCAAACGAACTCGGAGGTTATAGGAGTCGTTGCGGGTAAGGGTGGGGAGCGTTCCATTCCTAGCCGACCCCGCGGCCACTAGGTTTCCATTGGTTGTGTCAATGTAGATGTCTAGACTTTGAGCCATTTAAGTGTTCCCTTGTGTCAATTCTGGGCTTTGGCAAGAACTGTGATTGTGTCTGGCGTTCCATTGGAGCAAACATTCAGAGTGATTTCAGAATATCCAGCAACACCACTTTCAGCAATATCTTCAATCCTTCTTATAAGTTTATTGAAAAAAGACTTTGTAAGGATGGATGTTCCTTGGAGTTCTGTAAGTTTATTTTCCCTCATAAGGCCTTATGCAAACTGAAATCCTGCCTGAACCTCTTTATATATAGTTCTTGCAACAAGAAACAACCCCCTGCGTTCACAAGCGTGTGAGTCTGTGCAATAGCCAAAATAATTGTTTATGCTAAGACCTTGCTGTTTGCCGGTGAACGGGGCTATTGGATTTGACGGCATTAATGTTCCATTAATCTGTGCTGGCATTTGATTTACCTGCCCAAAAGAAATATTCCCTAACTTGATTTGAGCGGTTGCGCTGATATTGCCCTTGATAAATTGTGACTCACTAACATCAGTTATAAACTCTGCTTCGATAACAAGGGGGGGGCCGAATATGCCTGCATCGGGTGTTGGAATAAGGCGCACGATCGCTGGTGGCAATCCAGTTGAGGAGGTTAAGCCAACAAAGGTCACAAGCATTTGAGTAATGCCGCCGTCTTGTTCTTCTGTGGTTACAGACTCCACAACCATTCGAGAGTATTTTTTGCTAGAAGATGAAAAAGCAGAGTGGAGCGTGTTTTTCTCTGGAACAACCGCGTCTCTGTTTGCTGTTTGAATGGCATAAGCCTCAATGATTGTTTCTAATCCATTGGGTTCTTTATTAAAGTTTTGCCTTTGCAATACCTTTGAGCCGATTGCCGAGCCGATGACTAGACTTGCCATATTATTTAACAACCGTTCCAGATTTCATTAAATCCACTAGAGCCTTGATTGCTGTCAGAGTTTCTGCTGATAGTGAACTTTGTTCTTCGCCTAGCTTGCCAGATTGAGTAGTCCCCCTTGTGAAAGTCCTATCCTTCTCAAACTTACTTGCCGCCGCTTCCCTAGCAAGTTGTGATGGGTCAACCCCACTTAAACCCCCACGAATCTGCTCACCTAAAGAGGGCATTTCCCCTGCGGCTTGCTGTGCGGCTAGCTTTTCTCTGTCCCTTTGGGTTGGGGCAATCTTCTCGGCAACCTTAAAATTCTCTGTCTTGAGTTGTCGTTCCCTTTGTTTTCTAGCTACATCAAGGGCTTGTTGCCCAGCCCTGCTTGCGCCAAGCACACCACCCGCCGTGCCAGAGGCCGTTTCAGAGGTTCTTTTCTGTTGTTCCCTTGCCCTATTTGCATCACGGATTAGACGCTGAAATTTCCTATCATCAGCATCGCTTTCTATCTTAATTTTTTCGTCTATGTTGTAGCGTTCTTCCCTATAAATGCGGTTGTTGTTGTCTATCTTTCTTTGCACTCTTTCCTGCTCTGTCTTTTTCTCCCTTGCCTCTGATTGGTCGGCTAGCTTTTGTTCTGCATAGAAAATCATCTTGTCGAACTTGATTTGAGATTCTGCCCTATCTCTGGCCTCTTTATCCTTCTTTTCGGATTGTCTTAATTTAAGAATATCCTCTTGCAAAATTAGCTCTTGATTGGCTTGCTCTAATGACTTTTCTCTGCTTCCTATCCCAAGACTTATACCAGAAAGACTTTCTATATTTTTGCCTAACCTACTAAAAAGAGGCCCAAGTTGCGTAGTCTCTCCTCGCAATCTTTCGATTGTATCTTGAGTCTTTTCTAGTCCCGCTTGGGCTTGCTCAACCGATGTGCTTTTGAAGGATGTTTCAAAGGCATCAGCAAGGTCTTTCTGTGCAGAGTAATAATCAGTTGAGGCTTGTTTGACGGTTTCGCCAAACTTGTTCATCGCCCCAATTACTGCATACCCGAAGATTCCACCAGTACCAAGCCTAGCCAACATACCAAGGGATGCCCCTGCCCTGCTCGCATTAAGCCCAAGACCAACAAGGGTTTTGCCTAATTTTTGAGCATTTGCGTCTGACTGTCTAAATGTATTTGCCGTCTTTGTGGCTTGTTGCTGAACCCCTCGCAAGCCAGCCGTGGCCTTGCTTCCGTCAATTTGAACTTCTCCTTTTAATACAAAAGCCATATATATTACCTTATTCTTATCCTATTGACCTTGTCAGCAATCTCTTGTTGCTTTTGTGCAATCTTTATCTTCATATCGGCCTCTTCTGCATTGATGGCGTCTTGCAATGCCCCCCGCCCTATCTTGCCGATTCCAGAGGCCGCATTAACAAACACCGCCTTTACTACCTCACCAGCCGCAAGAACATTCTCAATTCCAAATCCCAACCCAGCACTTCCTTTTAATGCCCTAAAGTATTTGGCTAAATTCCTATCTATTGCCATTGGTTTTGCCTTTCTGCCCACTAAATTACTAAAATGATAATACGCTGGCAACCATCCAGCCGCAATATATCCAGCAGATGATCTAGCCCGCTTAACAAACTTGTTATAAAACTCACTCGCTGTTCCACCCCTTTTACCCCTCCCCGGCCCCGCAAGTTTATTTGGGAATGGTCGCTTGCCACTATAAAAGCCCATCCTCTTTCCCCTAGCAAGCCTCCAATTTGCTATTGCAAAAGCCTCTACTGCCTTTGCTTTTTCTGCAAAATAAGTAATCTTGGGATTTTTGCCCTTGCGTTCTGCTAAATATGTTCCCCTTTTCTTTGTGGTTTTGAGATATTTAGTTGATTGGCTTGCCTTCATATCATTGACAATATCTTCCAAATTTGCCCTTGGGGTTAGTCCTGCCGCCCTTGCACAGATGTTGGCCGCCCTGCGATTCAACTCGTCAATCCTATCTCTGTTAGTTAGGTCTAGGTATAGGTCAATCGTCCTATTAAACTCTCTTGCGTCTAGCTTGAAGAAATTGCCCATAAGATTCTTCTTTATGTTAAGTTAGCCCCAGAAGTTTTTCTAGGTTCACTAATTCTTCTCCCGCTACGCCCCCAACCCTGCGACACTTCACCCCATTCATCCAGAGATAGGCGTGGCTCGCTTGTGTCATAAGGGCGAGAGGCAACTCCCATAAGATATAGTCCACGCTCCATCCAGTTTTTTCTGCCAACGAGAACACAAAGCTGGCTGTTCCCGCTGGCGTTAGGCGTTTCCCAGTTCGGCTTGGTGAGGTGCTGGTATGGCCTCTACCTTGCCTTTCTGGGCTTCGTCCAAGATGTTAGAGACTATATTTGTGGCCGCATCTCTGTCTGCTTCTGTCTTGCCCTCAATGAAATCCATAATCTTCTCACGAAACAAGTCCCGATTCCAAGCTAGTTTGATCGCCTCTTTCCTGCCCTTGGCAAT